AAATGCCGGATTGCTCATTTTCTTCTACTTTGGTTCATATACTGTTTGTGGAGACGGCGCTCATAATTATTTTGCTCGGTATCATTTTTCATGCAGTTATATATACGCACCCACGCTACCTCACGCACCTCATTCTGATTCGTTATACCCATGCGCCGAGCATACCAGTCAAGGACACCGAACGGACCAAACTGCAAGTCCTTAACGCCGGCCGACAGTTCCTCCGAGGAGTAATTCACTTTCAGTGAAGAGAAAATCTTGTTGATTTTCTCTATTTGGACCTTGCAGAAGTGCATGAAGCCGAAAACATCAAACACGTTCATTCGATATACCTCTACCGGTTTAATATCGAGAATTATTCTCAGGCACTCAGCGGCAGGATCATCGGCACTCGCTGCGTTACGCAGTTCATCGAGCTTGCCGTAGCTTATGGCGAAGAGGTCCTTGGGTACTTCTTTGCCACAGATGAAGCCGGGACACTTGGCCTTCTCGAGAGTAGCCATCAGCTCGTCCTGATGTGTCTTGCGACAACAAGGGAATAGTACTAGGAACTCCCCATAGGTGTACCGGCGTTGCGTCCGCGTTCTGCGTTCTTTGGGTTTTCGGCTCTTTTTCATATTCAAAGTTATTTACATTACTCCGGGTGATACCCTAACTTTTGTGATTACTAACTGCACAATTTTATTCAGTGCTGTACGACTTAATTGCCATTTTCGCCCCATTAGTCGGCTTGGTTCGTCGGAAGAACATATTCATCATCAAAGCGTCCATGTAGTCAGGTGAACGACCTAAGATAATTTTCATAGTTTCTTTCGGAATGATACCCTTGCGGCGCACATCATTGTCGATATATGCCTGCTTGAGAGCACCCAGTTCCTCCATCAGCCTCTCTCTCTGCTCGTCGGTACAGATTACACGTATCTTGCGCTCATTTATCAGCTCGGCCAGTTTGAAGTAGCACTCGGCTCGCAGGTTCTCATATTTGGCACGGTTGATAGGCTGACCACCACCGTGGAATTCTTTAATGCCTGGCAAGAAACTCTCCAGATAGCTACCCACCCCGTCTGCATCAACTATCGTGTATGAGCGAGGAACCTTCTCTTTCTTGATTACGTCGCGCAGTGTTTCATAGACTTGCTTACCGGGAGAATAGACCTCATCGACAACTATACGGCAGACATTTCCCTCCCACACAGTTACGATGAACCTATCATGGCCCTTCAGTGCGATGTCGGCCGAACAAGATCTTGCAGGTTTCGGAAGAACATGTTCATTCGTGAAGAGGTCGTTGATGGCATCGAAATCACAGAGCGTCGCCGGGTCATCATCATATTCAAAATTGCCAAAGTAGAGACGCTGCACTGTAACTTTGTCTGCTTTTAGCAAGTTGTCGATGTAAGCCTGGTCCACATGGGGATTGTCAAGAGGCAGGGATTTGATGAACCGTCTGTGCCGGGCCATCGTTCCCATCTTTGCCGGCTTCACAAAGTCCGTGTATATCCAGTTGCGTCGGGGGTTACAAGTATAGAGGGCTTTCGGTATAGTGTGCCATCTGGTGCCATCAGGATTCTTTCCACTGAGAACGGAGAAACGGCCTTTGAGTACCGAGATAGCCTTGGCGCATATCTGCTGGGCCTCGTCTATAAAACAGTCCGTGATACCATAGGAACCGAGGCGGTCATACTCCGGGTCGGATGGCATGAGCTTGAGGTCGCGAAAATATATCACGCTTCCGTTAGAAAAATTGGCAATCAGTCGCGTCGAGTTGAATTCTACTACCGAGTTCAAGCGTAAGTCTGTCAAAACCTCAAAAAAAGTAACGACAGTCGTATCGCGTAGCTTCACACTCTCTTCTCGACAGATGAAGCCTACGGATCCGGCCATCGTTATTCTCCGCAGTATTTGCCATAGGCAACCGAGATAGGTCTTGCCACCACGTGCTCCGCCACCATACAGCACCTCGGACACCTCACTATCGTCGGGAGACAGATAGTCAAGTGCTTGAGCTTGCTTGCTGAAAACGTGGACATCGACCGCACTCATTCACTGCTTTTATTTTGACAACTTTAGCCTATTTCATGGATACTGTAAAATTTGTAAATACTCGACGTAAGACATCACACCTTGACTCCGGGGTCAATGTGGGGTTCGTTGCCCTGATATGAGAACTTCGCCTTGGGTACTAGCGTGAGCTCAAGAGCAGAAAGAATCGTATCAAGATTCTCGTTGCTGATGGCACGGTTGCCGACGAGGAACGACGAGATTGTACTGGGGTTAATCTTCGTCTGCTCAGACAGTTCCTTTACGGAAATGCCACATTCGTTCATTTTGCCTTTAATCTTTTCTCTGAACATCGGGATTGGGTTTAGAGGGTTGATACACAATATCGGTGCTACCGAGGGTCAAGCCGAGCACCATACATATTTTCTCGAGCACATCGAAAGGAATCGTGCGCTTTCCTCGGAGATAAGCCGAGAGGTTCTGAGTCTTGATGCCGACTTTCTCACTCAACTCGGTCTGCTTAACGTCGAGTTCCTTCATGCGAAGGAAGATTTTGTCTCTTACGGTTGCCATTTATTCAAATTTTGTGTTTGTCTTTGTAATGTCTGAGGGTAGCGTCCACAATGCTTTCCTCGATATTGTTGATAGCGCCGGTTACGACGCTGGAGTCTTCTCTCTCTTTTTGAATGATCTCCAGTATTCTCTCATCAATGGTATTGCGCGCCAAAAGGTAGTAGCAGTTGACAGCGTTCTTCTGCCCGTTGCGGTGGGCTCTGCATTCAGCCTGCTCGCAGTCCGAGGCTGTCCAGGGAAATTCGATGAACAATATCCTCGATGCCGCAGTCAAGGTGATACCCACGCCACCGGACTTGTAGTTGAGAGCAATTAGCTTGCAGTCGGAGTCCTTCTGGAACTTGTCAATGGCCGCCTGTTTCTTCTCCTGCGAATCGGAGCCGGTTACTGATACACTGCCGGGGAACGTAGCCATTATCTCCGACATTACCGACTTGTGGAAAGCGAAGACTATTAGTTTGTCGCCGCCGTCGATGACATCGTGAATGAATTGCTTCGCCTCTTTCATCTTGCCACGAGCAGATATTTGACGCAGATGGTTAATCTGTACCATAGCCGTAGCCTTGGCAGCACTCTTGAGAGTGGCATCAGAAGCAGACTCATATTCCACGAGATAGCGGATAAGGTCATTCTCGGCAAATTCATACTCCTTACGGTTATCAATATCCACAGTGAGATATTGGCGTGTTTTCTCCGGGAGGTCTTTCAGAGCGATAGCCTTATCCCTTCGGAAGTAGCATATTTCCCATAGGCGGTAGTGTAGCTCATAGAGATTGGACGATTTATCCGGCCCTTGACAATAGCGTTCCTTGAATCGGGCGGCTCCGCCGAAGTCGTCGAGGCGACGCATTATCTGAAGCTGCTGAATCAGGTCAACGTTGCTCGTTATGCGAGGTGTACCGGTCAGTAGCCACACGTATTCTTTGTTGGCACAGATAGCCTCCAGATATATCGACCATAGCGCGGTGTCGTTGCAGCATCGATGGGATTCATCAATGATTACCGACTTGAACATGGCGGCTCTCTTATCGAGGACGATATTCTTGACGGTAGTCCGGCCACGGATCCGGCTCACGAAATATTTCTTGACACTCTCATAGTTCGTGATGAAGATATTGCAGGTGCCCGTCTCCATGTGGCGGTGCCATGTGTCTTTGTTCTCATTGGAGAGAATCATAGCCTGCTTGCCGATGAAACGCTGAAACTCCCGTTGCCAGGTTACTTTCATTGTCGCCGGCGCCACCACAAGGCAAGGATAAGCCCGCGCAATCGAGACGGCCGCGATTGACTGGAATGTGTTGTGCGTCACAATAAAATCTCTCGTCAGATAGAGGTGCTCTTCATTATCTACAACTATGCATCGGGATAATTCTTTTCCAGAGTGCTCTATGCTAGTGATAGTCTTATTTTTTCTGCACGTTCTTCCATACAGATAAACTCTGTAATTACCGAATTTCTTTCCTTCATTGTTGTATGCGGACTCTCTGTATTCACATCGAGCCATATAGCCCAATGAGCGTGCGACAAAAGCCACATCTTCTGCTAATTTTGGCGAGGCTGTGCTATATTCTATGAAATCAGTTTTCACGACATGCCCATCCGTATCTATCAAGCCCCGCAATAAATCCTGGCGATCTTGCACGGTTGAATATTTATATACATCAGGGATATACTTGCGTTTAGATGTGATTCCAAATAGACCGAGCTCCCTCAAAGCCTCCGTCGTACTACTGGGTCGGTTGCCAATTTTGTTTTTTATGGTAAACGACATTCCGTCTTTCGTAAAACCACCTACAACGTCATTCGAGCCGACAATTCTTAGTTCGGAAACAACGGCGTCTCTGACGTTAATATTCGGCTTCGATATTCTTGTACCATGAGCTGTAAGACATCCGTCGCCTATGATAACGCCAAGCACATACGGTGGAATAGGTAGATTCGCCGCACTTGAAAACTCTACCGGTCGGCATAACGGGATAGAATACTTGTAATTCTTTCGCGTTATATTATCTCGCTTATCTACCACCTCGTAGCATAGGTCACCAATTATGTCCGAAAGTTGGAGCACTTTGTACCCACTTCCTCTCCGTTTCCAATTAGGCGTTATTACATTCCACAGATGCTCTAATCCACACCGGGTTTGCGTCCCATCGCTAAACTTGACTGTGTAGACATCTTTTATACCTTGCTCAAAGATATTGAGCACTTTTGCCGCTTTACCATCTGCGCCTACGACATTATCTCCGACTTTCAAGTCTCCCATGGGCACAAATCCATGAGGGGTTAGTATAGGCTCAGAGTAGGGCTGATCTTTACCAAGACCCATATCGTCGCCGTTGAAACACCTCTTGTGGTCCACCATGTACTGAATCCCTTTCCTTTGATAGTCGTAGGGCTGAAGCTTCAGATGGGTAATTGGATATTGCAGGTCGGGCATCTTGTCGGGATAGCCCTGCACCTCCGCACGGTCGCCGACACGGCATACTGAAGATGCTAGCCGGCGCCGCACAGCATAATCACAGAATTCGCGGACGAATAGGCGGTCTTGGAGATTCACGCGCCAACATCTGTCGCGCATGATGAAGCGGGCAGACGGTATCTTCTGGATAAAGTATGCCAAAGCAGGGCTATTATAAAAATACAATTCATAATAGCCCTCCGCGTCCTTCTCTATGAGGTATATTTCATTCACGTTTTGCGTCCGGATCTCTTACGATGTTTATCACTGTTGGTAAAGGATTCTCAAGATTTACATTCACGGATTCGCCGAAGCCCTCATCACGTCCAAGTGTTGACAGCAGATAACGGAGCATCTGTCCGTCGGGCTTCTCTTTCCAGCCAAGAATATGCCCGGTGGCCGGATCGATGTGTGGAACACCAAGAGCAACAATGCGGGCCGCATCAAGGCACTGGTCGAAGAGTTTCTTTCGGGAATCCTGCACAACGCTTTTGAATTCGCCGTCTTCTCGGACCCAGTTGTGGACTGTCTGCCGGGTCACACCGAGAAGACCGGCAGTCTGCGAGAGATTGCCGCCGGTCTTTCGGATGGCGTCTTCAAATTCGTCAAGAGAGGGTTTTCTCATAACAGAATTGGTTTATTTATCGAAAAGTCCTAATTGGGATTGTGTAGGAGTTTGTGGCACACTGGGAATTGACGCCAGCATATTCGCAAACTGCCAATTCCTGCAGGTGTTGAAGAGCTTGTTTCGGGCTTGCGGAAGATTCCAATTGATGTAGCTCGTATCAATGTGAATCATTCGGGCATTGTTAATCTTGATTTTGACAAACTCGTTGTCAATCTCAAGAGTCTGTCCCACACTGCGGACAAAGGGAATATGGAGGTTTTTGTTCCAATTGAAATCCTTATCGACTCCGCAGAGATAGTAGAACCTGCTTTCTTCCAATTCCATGTTGGGAGGAAGAGACCGCATAAAGCCTTTGACACGTTTGTCATTGTGCCCAAGAAGACTTTTCATGCAGTGCGTGTTGAGGTCTACTCCATAGACGTACCGCAACCATATTATTTTGTAGGTATTGCGGAAGTAGCAATATTCTATTTCGACCATTTTGTTTTTGATTAGTATCTTATTTGCAACTACAAATATACTGAAATTTAATCAATTACGCAAATTTCAGCACGGATTTTTAATCCTATCTGCAAGCCTTTTCAGGCGTTCTCGTCGGTCAGTCCGAAGAGAGGGAGAACGTCTCCCTGACGATTGTAGGACTGATTGTTAGGCAGGTTGAGATTGAACTCGTAGTTGATGGCAGCGATGTATTCCTCACGGGTCAGCTCACGAACCTTGTATGCTCCCCATCCCCAGTAGCCGGACTTGTTATACTGCATAAATGGCTCGAAGCCGAACCGGCCGAACATTGCCTGGACCTGCTCTTTCGTGAGGAACTTCTGGAAGAACCACTGTCCCTCCTGCATGAAGGCCGTCAGACCGTTCTCGTCGAAGAACTGAACCGTCGTGGTGCTGTCAACGGTGTTGCGTTTTGCCTTATATTGCTTCTCCGCAACCTCCTTTGAACGCCCGGAAACGAACACTTTGCCACCCATCTTCGTAAATAGATTGAGGCAGGTAAGAACGGCGTCTTCGGCGAATTGAGTGTTTACCGAATTGAGCACTGCATCGCAGATAGTGTAATCGAACACACCGCCGTCGTGTATGCCATTCTCTTTTATGTAGGCGATGAAAGCGTCTATCATTTCATGTCCCTTCGCAATGGAGATACCTTTCAGATTGTGATTGAAGAACTCCAAGCCGATGGCATAGCGATATCCCAGCTCGCGGCGGAGCTTGTTGATGAACATAGCTTTGCCACAACCGAAGTCGAGTATCTTGACCTTGCGACGGTCTTCTTTCTCCAGGTGAGGTACTACCTCGCGATATAGCACGGACCAGTCTATACCCTTATGACGTGGAGGCTGAGCGCGGCCCTGCATGAAATCAGCGCGCTCGATGTGCTCATAGTTGAACACGCCGTAGTCTTTCTTGAAGTAGTAGTCGAATATGGCTTTCTTCGCAGGATCGAGAAAATAGCAGTGAACGGGATAGCCGATTGTTGACGCGGCTTTGATGTAGTTGTTGCCGAACACAACCTCATTGCCACACACGATTGCACAGAGCGCGTCTCCATGCTTGACGATTAGCCGGCAGATGTCTTTCACGATAGAGGCGTTGCACTCGGCGATTTTGAAGTCACTGACGGATACGTCGTCATGGAATGTCCCCCATTCACGAGGAAACAGACATTCACTGTGAGTTTCAGGCTCCAATTCTACACCGTTGTGAATCTGGTTGAATAGAATCTCCGACTCGATATCAACGCCGCTGATGAAGTATGCCGGTGCTTCCGCAATACCTACAGCGGTAGCTGCCTTAGTACGCTGGTGGCCGGCGACGATTGTCATATTATCGCGATTGACGATAATCGGTAGAATGAATCCCAGAGTCTTGAGGCTTCCTTGGAGTTCGACGAAAGCCTCTTCCGAGATTTTGCGGGGGTTGTAGGATGCGGGCTTTATGTCCGCGAATTTAACTCTTTCCATGTGCTTGAAATTAGAGATTGTTATTGAGGCATTTCAAAAACTGTGTCGTCATCATCGCTTTCTTCTTCCTCTTCGGCAGCGCTATTCTCCAGCAAGCTCTTGACAAAGCCGAAGTTTACCCCGGTTTCGTCCACATAATCGTTGTAGCGATTCACG